ATAGCCGCTTCGAGGATTTGGCGTGAGGACTTGGTTCCCATAAAGTGTTATTTCTTGCGGTTGGCTCGGTCAGCGTGGTCTTTGGTTCGGGCGTTTACGGTGGCGTAGAGTTGTTTAACGCGGTTGCCGTAGACAAGGTTCACCGTGTTGGCCTCGGTTGCAACATTGTTGATGTTCCCGATCAGATTAGTGGCAGTCATGGACGTACCTGTAGGGGTCTGGCTCATAGAGAACTGACCCATAGACGTCATGTTACGATCTACCCAAGGGGCATCGTATACGCCGACATTCCGTGCATTTCCCTTAGAACTGACAAGCGGGGGAATCAAACGCAAGGCCGCAGCCCAACCGGCCTTAGTGTAGCCGACCTTTAGTTGGCGCTCGGCGATATATGCCTGCAAATACAGGGCGGTTCCGACCATGTATTGAGGACCACCCACAGGGGCGTTCTTCTTCCAGCGGCCACCGACCTTGGCTTTATACTTATCGTGGATGTCTTTCAGGTCGTTAGTCGGGCCAAGGATAGGACGAATGCTGCCATCTGCCCGGGCTTTGCTTAGATAGTTCTGAGCCTTGGCATAGGCTCGGCGCGTGTCGCTGTCCTGCATAATCTTACGCATGACCGGGGAGAGGCCCTTGATATTCTTCTCGGTCGGCTGCAGGGCGATGAAGTCCATCCAGGAGCGACCGCTAGGGCCAGTGCCCTGCACCGCATTAATGACTTGCCGAAGGAATACTCCCTTTGACCTTACGCCCTGATCCATAGGAATAAAGATGCGCTTAACATCCTTAGACAGTTTGCCCATGCCTGCGGTAAGGGCTTTAGGGCTTAGACCCTGACCCCCGCCTTTCAGCATGGGGGGAGTGAAGATCATGGCGTCCCGGCACATTAGGCGCATCTGCTCGTTAGTGATGATGCTAACCTCGACCTTTACACTTTCAGCAAAATCCTTGATAGCCTTATCAAAGTCGGCCTTTGACTTAGGCTCAATCCGTGTGCTCTTCTCGGCCATTACTGGTTATCGTCGATGCACTCTAGCTCGATGACGGCTGAAGTCTGTTTGTAGGACTGGCCCTTGATTCGGAGCACCTGACCGTTGACCGTAAACTTCTTACCTTCGCCCAGGGCGGCGATAGGGACCCCGGAGGCCAAGGTGGCTACCTGCCCTCCAACCCTGCCATCAGAAGCCGTCCAAGGGGCCGTAGCGGCGGCGAATCGCACCGTCCACATCTTCTGGTCAACGAAGCCCCCAGAGTCGAACTTAGGGGTGTTCATCGGGCGGGACAGTCCGACGAGGAATAGGTTAGCCCCGACCGTAGCCGGAACGCCGATATCAGCCAGGAGAGACTGAAAGTCGGGGAGGAATGTATCGTAAATGCTCATGGATAGGGAGGGTAGGGAATTGGAGATACAAAAAAGCCCCCATTGCTGGGGGCTGTTTCAGGCCGTCAGCCCCAGATTAGGGGTTGTAGACGGAGGCGATGGTGCCCGTGGTGATGCCCTTATTCGCACCGAACATCAGCTCAAAGGAGCCGACGAGGTTACGAGTGGCGGGGTCGCCCCAGACGTTGTAGAAGATGCTCAGGCCGAGGTTCGGGAGAACGAGCGACTCGCTGACGAGGAACTGGTTCTGGGTAGCCGAGAAATCAGGCTGGGCAGCGGCCATCGCCACGGCCTCACTGGAGCACGCGAAGCCGGCCAATTTCGCCTCAGACGGGAAAAGGGAAGCGTAGTGAACGCCGCCTTCAAAGCCGTAAGCACCTTCGGAAAGGGGCAGGGAGGTCGTGCTGGTCGGGATGAGCTGGGAGTAGATGCCCGGGTTGACGATCAGGGCCTTGCGGTCGGCCTTGTTGACACCGGCCCAGAGAGCGCGGAGGTTGTCAGAGCCAGGGGTGATGGCCGAGTCAGCGGCGGTCACAGTGGCAGCGCCGAAGTTGGCGACAGTGATAGGAGCGGTAGCGGCGGCCCAGATGGCGTCGGCGAGCTTGTCCATGTTGATCTTCACGAGGCGCTCGAGCTTGATGCCGTTCTGGATATCGCCGTAGGAGAGACCGAAGGGCTGGTACAGGTGGGCGAGCGTGACGGCAGAAGCACCGAGCGTGGAAGCGCCGATGGTCGAGAAGTCAGTCGGGTTGGTGACAGTCGTGCTGCCAGCGGTGGAGAGCGAGACCTGGATGACGTCGGCAGGGCGCTTCACATCAGCGGAGAAATCCGTGGTGAAGTGGCTGAGGGACGCGAGGCGGTTCGCGAGTTTGGTGAGGCCGTATTCGCTGACAGTGTCAACGATCAGGGCGCTGTTGATGGTATTAGCCATGGTAGGTTATATGGGTAGGAATTACTTGGAGGAGAAAAGGAGGGCCTTGTGCTTCTTGAAGAAGGCACGGCGTTCAGCACCGGCGGGCATCGCGGCGTACTGCTCGGCGATAGAACCTTCGGCAGCGTGAGCGACAGGAGCGGCGACAGGCTCGACACCGGAGGCGGCGAGGATGTTGGCGGCTTCGACCGAAGCGGTCTGAGCGGACGCCTTGAGGGCGGCGGCTTCGGCTTCTACAGCCTTGAGGGCTTCGGTCAGCGTGGCGATGGTTTGGTCTTTCACGCTGGCCTCGACCTTGATGGCGTCGAGTTCAGCAGAGACGTTGACGACAGAAGCTTCGACGGTCTTGCGGAGATCGTCGCGCTCGGCGGTCAGGGACAGGACGGCGGCCTCAGCGGCCTTGGCGCGTTCTTCGATGGTCATATACTATTGCGGATTAGGTAAGGTTAGGGATCACCCACAGCTTGCAGATGCCGTTAGGGTCGATGTCGCCGGAGACGATACCACAGCCACGAGGGCCACGGTAGAAGACGCAGTTCTGGCAGAGCAGACCTTCAGAGGCGAACGGGGAAGCGGCGACGTAGTGCGAGCCATCAGGTCCGGTGCTCTGGTCGAACGGCCCGAACAGTTCTTCAACCTCAACGTAGCCATCAACCATTTCCTTTTGACGGGGGGTAAGGAGGTCGAGCACTTCGTCTTCCAGCTCGGATGCCAGAGGCTTGACGATGGCCTTGGCAGACTTGCCAGACTTCTTGGCGGCCATAGCGCCACGCTTGACGGCCTGAACATCAGAACCCTCGAACATGGCGAGGGCTTCCTCAAAGGTGTTAGCCAAGCCGGTGATCAGGTTCTTCTGCGCGGCGACAGCGCCAGGGTAAACTTGGCCTTCCATGTCGGCTCGGTCCGCAAACGAACGGGTACGCAGGACAGTCTGCTTGAACTGCTCATGCATAGCGTCGATACGTTCCTGCTCCATGGCTCGCATCTCGTCGGTGTATCCTTCGCCGCCGACGTTCGCGGCCTTGTACTTTCCAGCGCGGAAGATTTCCATCTTCAGCCCGATCTGGTTGTAGTACTCGGCATAGGACTCGTCCACCATGATCACGCCAATCGAACCGACATATGCAGACGGCGCGGCAAGCAGTTGGGACGTCTGAGAAAACGCGTAATACGCACCGGAGGCGATAAGCTCGCGGGCATAGGTCATGGTCGGCAATCCGATGTTATAGACCTTGTCGGCCAGCTCAGGCGTACCGAGGACAGTACCGCCGGGAGAGTTGACCTGAAAAGCGATGCGCTTGACCGCAGGGTTGGCGAGCATCTCGTCGATGGCGTTGCCCACATCGGCCATGTCCACGCCGCCAGTCAGCTTCTCGAACTTGGTCAGGCCAAGACCCAGCGAACCAGCCACCGGGATGACTGCCGTACCCATCGCCGTGACATACGGCTTCTGCTGCTGGTTGAAGAACATATCCAGCACGCCATCGACCACGCCGTACTTCTCGGCGTACTTCATGTGGTTAGCGGCCTTGATAGGGTCGATGAGAAGTGGCTCAAGGCCAGACAGTCCTGAAGATAAGCAGCGCACAGTGTTATGGGTTAGAGGGGGCGGGAGGGACGTCCAGGTTGTCTGCGACGTCGGTCGGAATCTGGTCAGGGGCTTGGCCCTGCTGAAGCCAGTTGAAGGAAGACTGATAGATCATCCAGAGCGGGAGGCCAGCCTCCTTGGCGGCCTGAACAGTCCGGGCCATCTCCTTGACGCGGGTAGCCACGACCTCGTCGTGAGTCATGCCCTTCTTGCCGAGGATGGCGGTCGCCGTGGTCAGACCCATCTGGAGGTCAGCGCGGTCTTGCGCGGCTTCGCGGCCAGCGTCCACAGTGACGTCGCGCGGCGTGATCCAAGTCTTGCGGTTGAAGTCGGGGTCATCAGGGACTTTGCCCTGGGCGATGGCGTCTGCGATGACGTAGTCGAACACCCTGTCACAGGCTTGCTCGACCAGCAGGGTCTGCCATTTTCCGGCCCATCGTGACACCTTACCAGCGACCAGTCTGACCACACTGCCGCCGATGGTGCTCGGGTCTACGACATACTCGTACGGGAGAAGCCGGACGATGTCGCGCTCGATAGCCTTCATCATTCCCAACCAAGCAGGGGACGGGCGATTGTTAGCCAGTTGTTCAAGGTTCTCGTTCGTATCCACCACCAGCAGTTTCCCGCCCATCTGGCTGGCGAGCTTCTCGCAAGAGTTAGCATCGCCGGAGAACTTGGCCGCAGGGTCATCCTGCAAAACGCCACCCTGTTTCTTCAGGATAAGCGTATGGTCGGCGCTGTCGCGGACGGCTCGCTTCTCTAGCTCGAAGACTTCCAGCTGATCCTGCACGGAATTGAGGCTGGACTGAAGCACCGGGTAGCCGCGAACTGCAGAGGGGCGGTCAAACTCGCAGACCTGAATCATGGCAGCCGAAGGGATATAGCGGTTGGCAACGTCGCCATCAACGTAGACATTCCAGCCGAGGACCTCGCCATATTGGCCTAGGTACGCTCCGTCCACGCAGTTGCCAGAGAACTCATCGCGCGGAGTACCGACTCGGTGACTTTCTAGCACTTGGATTTTCGGCACACCATTAGCGGAGGTAAGCACCCCATAGGAGTCGCCATCGACGAGGCTACCCCTGAGCCACATAGCCTGCACCTGACCGAACGTGAAGCGGTTGGTGATATCGCACTTGCGAGACCAGTCCATGAAGTACTTTTCATAGGCTACCGCGGTCTGCGGGTTCTTAGCGTGCGACTGGACGACAAGGCCGTCGCCCACCGAAATCAAAACAGTCTCGTCCATCACCTGCTTGTAGACCGGGCTGTTGCGGATAGCCCAGCGCGACTTCGCGATCATCGCCAGACGCGTGGCCGACGTGACGTCCTTGCGCTGGTCGTTAGCCCCACCGACGAACAGCATACGGCGAGCGCCTGACTGCGTCGTGCTCGCGAACTGCGAGTAGGATACCTGGTCCGACTTCTTCGGACTCTTGGCTTTAGGGGTCGATTTCTTGGGAGGCATCAGAGGTCAACGCGCGCGTTCCAGTTAATTTGGACAGAGGTATGAGCACCGCCATAGCGTGTACTGTCGATTTTGGATAAAGCGTAGTTGATCTCTAGGATGCGGGTAGCCGGAGGCATACCGAACTGCTTGTTAACGGACGTGCCGGAGTCGGAGTACGACGTGACAGCCTTGCCCAAATCGGCAAGGGCATCCTGTTTGTATTGCAGCAGGACGTCTTCGGGTACGCCGACATAGATGCCGAGGGCCATATACTATTGCGGATTGGGTAAGGTTTGCGGTTCGTCCCTGCCGATGAGACCCCAGCGGGCCGCGATGAGCATCCCAAGAAGTTCACAGTCAAGGGCATGGTTATGCTTCACGCCCTGGCGTAGTCGCCAGATTGGCTTACCCGCTTCCTTTACGCGCACCTCGGAATCGAGCTGGGCGATATATTCCGGCAGGGCATCACGTGCAAACGTGAAGACTTTTCGCGCGCGCGTACCCCAGAATAAATCCTTACCTGACAAGTTCGACCATACCACCAGCGTCGTGGGGTTGCGGACGCCCGGCACATGGATGGCGGTAGGGGTGTTGTAGAAGCGACGCACCGCGTCACCGGCCTTCGTCTTCACGTTGAAATACTCCTGGCCTGAACCCTTGGCACACTGCCAGCCGCGAGCGGCGCACTGCTTGTAGACCTCCTGCGTGGAGTTACCGTCACCAGAGTCCACCATGACAAGCTGCGGGTGGACGCCATGCTTTGCCACTAGGGCATCAATCCCGCTCCAATCCGTCAGGCCATCGGTGCTCATAACCTTACCAAACCAGACAAGGCGGCTATGCCCTGTACGCGCCCACTGCCTGAGACAGACCCACAGGTGGTCCCCCTGACAGTCGATAGCGGCGGTCAGGAACTTAACCGAGCCATCAGGGGCGTCGGCCTTGTCCACGATCTGACCGCGTGGGCCGATGTAGGCCACTGCCTCCCAAGGGTCTGCCATAGCGTAGTCCGAGGACTCGGTGCTGACCACCATGGCTCCGGTGTCATCGCTCCAGGGCTGGGCCAAATACTGGGTCTTAAATATTTTGCGGGGCGTCAGGTCGCCCAGCTCAGCTACTTGTTTTGCTTTGATGGTGTCCACGGCAAGAGACCCCCAGCTCGTAGACGCCAGAGCGTTGACGTGGAGACCGACATACCCGGCCTTCTCGGCGTGGCCTGTAGCCACAAACCCGGCGCCGCGCTCTACTTCGTTGCAGGTCGTGCGGACCTCGTCGTTGTCCTCAAGCCTGACCTTGCACTTCGAGCACTCGTAGGTCGTGCCGTTCTGCACGGCCTCAAGGTCCCAGCCGTCAATGCCTTTAGCCCCTTCAGGGA